TAGAGCGAACAGCAAGCACGCAACCGCGATGACGGCGGTGACGACGGCGGCGGAGCCGTACTGGAACAGCTTGAGGCGCAGGTCCGCGTTCTCTTTTTCGGCTTGGAGGGCACGCTTCTTCCAGCGCATCCGGACCTGTCGTTTCACGGTTTCTACGGGGTCTGACATTCAGTGCTCTCGGGTTCGGGGGTATAGGCAGAGTGCTTCGCGAGTTTGCGGCGGTACGGGGACGGGTCACAGGTCTTGCACCAAGCTGGGGGCTTCCTCCACGTCCGGTTGCGGTAGATGCGGTAGAAGATTTCGTTGCCGCAGGTTTCGCAGGGGCACGATCTCACGTCCGCTGAAATCTGGCGGTAGGCGACAGGCGCGATGCGGGATTCGTAGAACGCCTTGCCCCGTTCGTCCATCGACTGCCACTGGAGGGCGGACAGGATCAGGAACCGTTTGCCCTGCCACGTCCGCGCGGCGAGCGTCAGCGCGTCGTCGCGGTCGGTTGCGGTGACGACGCCTAAGAACTCAGCGGGTTTCTCGCCCTTGGGTTCGATGTAGACCCGCCACTCCATCGGCTTCACGACGCCTTCCGGTGTCTGTTCCTGCGGTTCTGTTCCGCGCGGAGGTGCTTCCACTGGGGCACGCACCATTCCAGCACCTCGTCTTCGTCCGCTTCCATGAGGGCGTCCGCTGCATCGCTGGCACAGTCGGCGGCCCCATCGGGGGCGGTTTCGCTGTAGCGCCACGCGGCCATCGCGTCACGGGCACGATAGAACTCGGCGTGCCTCCGAAGGAACGCAATCGTATTGGCAAGGTGCGAGTCAGACATGTCGGCGATGGGGACCGTCTTACCGTCGCGCGTCGTCCACGTCGGCTTTCTCACGGGGTCGTCCTCGGCTGGAAGCAGTCACGGAACAGCGCGGTCATCCGTTCGGTGGGCGTTAGGAGTGCGGGATCGCACCGCAAACAGCGGTCTTCGTCGTGCGGCGAGCGGGTGGCGTCGGTGAACAGCGTCCCGCAGGCGTGGCACCGATTCAGCGTGATCTTCACTTGACGCTCCGTTCATTGAGTAACCAACGTGTCAGCACGTCCCGCCGCGCCTCTCCGGACGCGCCGTAGTCGTACACGGGGTAGCCGTCGCCGTTCTGGTACACGACGTTCCACGCCTGTCGCCGCTCGTCCCACGCGACCGTCACGTGCAACGCCTCCAGCGCGTCGGCGATGCGCGTGTCGATATGCGTTTCGGTGTGCGTCGGCGTGGCGGTGCCCTCGTCTGCCGCGTCGTCGCCGGTATCGGCCCAGATTAGCATTACGGCATCCTCGCGGCGTCAATGGTAGACGGATGGTTGACAGCCGCCTTCCCCGTTGATTGCACCCAGTCTCCAATCGTGGACGTGCGGCGATAGTCGGGGCAGATCGTGACGTATCGCGCGCTCCCGTTGTCGTAGAAACGGTAGACCTTGCACCCGTCAATGGTCAGCAGGAGGTCTACGCTGATGTTGGCGTTGTCGGACGGGCGACTATCAATCGCGGGTTGTTTGCACCCGCACACCAAAAGAACCAGCGCACCTAACGCAACGAGTCTCACGGCATCCTCCGGTAGCGGGCGTAGAACTTCAGGACGGCGGCGACCCGTGCCGACTTGCGGGGATCGCGGGCGGTTCTCGCCACGTGCTGACGGCTTACCGGCGGCACCATGCGCTTCGCGATATACGCAAAAACGTCGGGTCGATACGAGAGTAGCTTCAGGGCGAGAGGGGTGTCTTGGGGTGCGGTCACTTGACGGCCCTCAACGCTTCGACCTGCGCCTGAAAGCGCGGCACGTCCTGTAGGCACTCGCTGATGGTGGGGCGAAGCGGAGATTCCACCCTGACCCCGCTGACGGTCATCTTGATTTGCCAACCCGCAATCTCGTATCCGCACCCGTCCGTCATTCGCGTTTGCGCCATCACCGTCTTATCTGCGAGGAGGCGGACGAAGTTCTGCGCGTCAACGGGCGTGGAGACGGCGAGGACGCGAGTCATCCGCTCCTCGAAGGGGACCAGCGAAGTCCAGCCCCACACGATACGGGCCGAAACAAGGCCGACTGCAAGGCCGATCAAGAGCGGGATCACGATACCTCCGTGGTGTCGGTCGGTGTCATAAGTTGAGTGGTATAATGGGATGTCGGGCGGTGCCTGTCAATAGGGAAAGGCCGGATTTTTCGTGTTTTCTTGACTTTTTCGCAAGCTGGCGCTACACATACGTTTATGGAGAACCCTACGGTCATCCTCGAATGTTACGGCGGCAGTCTCGACGGCCAGATGGTGCGGGTCGAGACGAGCGCGGAGTGCGTCCACGTCGGCGGCGAAATTTACCGCGTGGCGCGCGAAGATTCTGGCGCGCACGTTCTGGTCTTCGCGGGCGTCGAGCAGCCAGTTGCGGCCTAGTATCATAAGCGCCCCCATTGTTCGGCCATCGCCCGCGCGATCCCCGGGAAGGTAACGCTCCTTGCGTTCGTCCTTTCCTGCGGGGGCAGCTTGTCAACCTCGCCGTGCATCCATGCGGGAAACGACTTGCCGCTCTTGAAGAAAATGCGCTCCCCCTTACCAGCGACTTCTCCCCCTAACGACAGAAGCGGCGGCAACGCCTTGAGCCAGAGACACGTTGTCTTTGTTGCCCGATCCCCAAAGTGGTAGGGCTGAATAATCTGGTCCGGCTTGCGGTACACTGTGGACATAATGCCCACCGGGTTCTCTAGCGCGATGCGCGGAACGGGTGCTTCCATCAAGGCGATAAAGAACGCAATGGCGTCGCGACGGTCTTGCCGGCGAGTCGGAAACCTTGCGGCGAACTCGGGCTTCATCCACTTGTTCCCGGTTACGGTCAAGTACGTGCAAGGGGGATGGCCTATCATCAAATCCCATCCCCTGTCAAGGAACCCGAACACGTCCCCGCACAGGTGGGGGCCATGTACAATGGTTTCTTGGATGTCGCACGACCACGCATCATGCCCTCGCGCCAAGAACGCATCCCGCACCACCCCTGAGAACTCGCACGCCACCAAGACTTTCACTTGACAATCCTACACGTCTGGATGGTCGGGTCGAGCGTTGGCGGCGAGTGGCGTTCGGCGTCGATGGCGAAGTAGATGAACGCCCCCGCGAAGCCGCACACCAACAGCCACAGGCAGATGCGGTCCCCGATGGCGAGCCATACGTTCACGCGGGAGTCGGTCACTTGGCCTCCTCGGTTCGGGGCGTAATGACGCTAGAGCGGGCGGCGTTGAACCCCCGCGTGATGTATCCCTTGCGCTCTAGGTTGGACAGGTGTTCGTGGACGGTCGCCAGCGACGTGAAATGGAACGCCGCGCAAATGTCCTCGAACGTCGGCATATAGCCGTGTTCGCCGTTGTACGTCTCCAGATACCGCAGGAGTTCGGCCTGTCGCTTGGTGAGTGTGCCCAGCACGTCGGCGGTGAGGTCGAAGTGCCCGCCGCACGAAGGGCATTGGACGGGGCGATAGGTCACGGCGTCGCCCGCGCGAGGAAGCAGGAGCCGATCAGGGCCACGATGACGAGGCCGAGGCAGATGCCGCCGACGAGTTCGCTGAACGTCACCTGATCGTCGCGCTTGCCCTGCTGGTTGAGGCCGAAGTTGCGAGGGGTCATTGGGATACCTTGTCGATGGTGACGGTGACGCCCGCGTTGCGGGGGCGGTCGTGCCGGTAGGCGTGGAGTTCCACGATCTGCGAGTCGTCCTCGTATGCGTGGCCGCGCAGCGAGTCGAGCAACTGCTTAGAACGGTTGTCGAGATCGCCCGACCTGCGGCCCCGATACCAATGGAAGGTCAGCGCGAGCGGCCCCGCGAGCGGCTTCAGCTTGGCGCGCTTGCACGCGGCGAGGACGGCGAGCCGGTACTGCACCGCCTCCAATGACAGGTAGGTGCGTCCCCGCGCGTGCCGCCAGTAACGGTTCGCGCTCGGCGGTTCAGGCAGGTCAAGCGTCACGTTGCCTCCGATCCAGTTCGTCACAGTCAATGGCAATCGGGGGTGCGAACACGGCGGGATCGCACGGCCAATGCTCGAAGGAGCGCGGGTAGTAGTCTTTCGTGTCAGGGGTGCGGCCACGGGCGGCGGCGGCGATGGCGTCGGTATCGGCCCGCGTGATGACGGTCACGGACGGGACGTATTTCGTCACGGCGTCTCCGGCAGCGCGTCGATGGCCGCGAGGGCGTCGGACCGGCGAATGAAGTAGACGCCTTCGAGTTCCGCGTCCACAGTGCGGGGGCGCTCCTCGGCATCGCTCCAATGGCTGTACGCGGATACCGTGGCCGTCAGCCCTTTCACCCGCTCCACCGCCTCCCGTACCCGGTGCCGTTCGGCGAGACGCACGGCGAGGATCGCCTTGTCAACCTCGTCCATAATCGCGGCGAGGTCGTCGTGGTCAAGCGGGTTATCGCGGGTGTAGAGGCGGATAACCTGCTTCGCGTTGTCCCGCGCCTCCTCCACCGCCCGTTCGAGGGCCGTCAGGTCGCTAGACATGGGGTGTCTCCTCGGGGCCGCAGAGGGCGTCCACAAATCCGTCCCGTGTGGCCCATAGTTCCTCCTCGCACTCGGGGCCAGAGTTCTCCGGCCACCATTGCTCCACGCACTTCCGTACCACCAGACGGCGCAGCTTCGGCGAGTTGAGGTCGCGCACCATCTGAGGGCTTACGATCTTGGGTGAGATGCCAAGCGCCTCGCCTACGTCCTCCGCCGTGATGCGGTCGCGGCCTTGGGGGGCGGTCATGGGCGGAACTCCGAAGCGTTGAGCAGTAGGTTCGTGCGGGAGCCTTCGGGTCTATGCGCCGTGGCCGCGCCCGTCTGGATGTATGGCGTTGGCTCGACGGTCGATTCCACTTGCCCGCCCTGCGGCAGTTCGGGCGTAGCGAATAGGCCGCGTATCACTTCGGGGCGAAGCAGTACGGTCGCGAAGTCCGTCGCGTCCTTGTTCGTCGGGAACTCTGTGGTGAAGTGTTTTCGCGCCCACGTCCACACGGCACGCGGCTCGACCCGCAACAGGCGGTGCCACCAGCGGGGACTTGGCGTGTGTGGCTGGCGCACGTAGAAACTCACGGTGTACTTGCTCACGGCTGGTCTCCGGTCTCGGGGGAACGGGCGGCGTCAATCGCGGCGCGAAGGTCATATGCCTTGCCGAACTCGTCATTTTCGCCGCATACGGTGAAGTAGCGCCCCTTGCGTGACCCGTCGTTGATAGGCGCAATTGATGCCGACAGTTTCTCCAGCCAATCCAGCCGCGCAGAGTCCATCGCCATCGCGTCAATCGTTTTCCGCTGGTCCGCAAGGGCTTCGAGTGCCACCTTCGTTACTCCTGTCACTCTCTCGACTTCAGCGCGGAGCGACAGAATCTCAGGGGGTGGGGCGGCGTACAGGGGGCGCGTGAACTCTCCCTCGCGCCACGCCTTCGCATCAAGCCAGCCATCGAACCGCGCGTTGTCGTCACCGGGAATCACCCACGCTACCGGCTCCCCCGTCTCCCTCGCCTCGACCGCAGCCGCGCAGGGGCCGTCGTGTCCGTCGAGCAACACGCACGAATCGAGACTACGTTCCCCAACCGCGACCGTGTTGTTGCACCGCCGAGGGAGTTGTGCCAGCGCCTTGTCGGTGGCGATCTGTTCGGCGATGCTCGCCTCGACCGCAGGAGGGGCGGCAAAGAACGTCGCTTCCGTCCATTCGTCGCCGAGGTAAGCTCGCGCCTTGTCCACCCCGTCTTTGTGAAAGTACACAGAGCGCAAGCCAGTCAGCTTGTGCGTGAACAACCACACGTCCGGCGTTCCCGCAGGAGCCGAGGCGGTGCGAAGTAGCGAGAGAAGCTGTCGCGCCTCCTCGGTCGTAATCGGCGTCGTGTGTTTGTTCGTTGCGGCAATGCCGAGGCGAGGATGGTTGAACTCGTGCGTTGCCGCTTCGAGCCGATGCTCTAGCGGAATCTCATAGCTGCCATCAGGGAACGCAGGAGCCGAGGCGGCGAGGAAATGCTCGGCGTCAGAGCAGCACCGCCCGCAGGGGAACGGCGAGGTTCTGGGCATATGCCCTTGCGCCCGCCTCGCGCAGAACTCCTTGGCGAGTCGGTGCGTGAGTTCCTTACGCTCGTCCAGCGCTAGGTCAGTCATTGCGTCCTCCGTCGTTGACCCACCGCACCGCGCGGCGAGCGAGGGAAGTGCCGATAGCGATGCCAACGATCCAGCAGGCGGCGTAGGCCCACGGGTGCGCATCTGCCAAGCGGAGCATCTTATCCCACATCATTGTGCTTCTCCTGTTCTCGTGTGGGGATGAGGGAGAGGAGGACTTCTTTCTTGAAGCTGATGGCATCCGTCCATCCGTTCCTGTTGCGACCATCGGAAAGTGCCTGACGCGCGAGTGCGTCTATGATCTCCTCGACTTCGCTGCGGGTGGGGAGGGCGGGGGCGGAACGGAGGGCAAGGCGTTCGAGCGCGTACTGCTTTCGCATCTCCCTCTCTTGCGAATACGGCTCGTCGCAGGCCGTCGCGTAAGCATCAGCCGCCTGTTGCAACGTCCATCCATCAGCGTTGCGCGCCTCCCCCGCTGGCACGCCGTCCACGAGTCGGAGAGTCGAACGTGCCTGCGCTTCCGCCAGCACCAGCCGGAGGGCGTACTCGTCGGCGTCGCCGAAGGAAACCTCGTTCTGGAGTCTCCGGCACTCCGCGTCATTGTTGCGGAGCCAGTACAGGCGTTCGCTGAACCATTCCAGCGTGATCTTCCGAGTGTCAGGCGTACTCATTGCGGTGTCTCCGGTTCCGCCTCACGCTTGAGGCGCTCAAGGTGTTCGAGGGTGTGCGACTTGCCATCGTTGTCAATGGCTCCGGCGAGTGACACGGCATCATGTGCAACGGCAACGGGTAGCGTGACTACGTTGACGACGGTGCGAACCAGCGCGCCAAAGAGCGTCATAGCTTCTCCGGTTCCGAGGACGGGGCTTCCCATCGGAGTTTGAGTTCGGTGTTTTCGGATGCCACGCGAGGGCGCGACTTGCACGACCATTCGCCGCCGCCCGCTTGGCCTACGCACTTCCATCCAGCTGCGCGAAGAGACGTGCCGCCTTCCTGCGCGAGCGTGTACGTCACCATACGCTTGTAGCCCATCGCCCGCGCCGCCCGCCACGCTGCGCCGTAGAGCATTGAGCAGGCGTTCTTCGCGCCGTCCGTCGCCACACGGTTGACCTCGACCGTCCATCCGTCGTCCAAGTGCCGCGCCACCGGACGCCCGACGATGGCCACGCCGCGCACTTCGCCTTCACCGTCTGCCACGCCGAGTGCGAACTTGCCGCCCACGGTTGGCTTGTGGTGACGATGGACGCGCCGCACAAAGGCGTTGGCATCCTTCAGCGAAAGCGGCACGATCATCACTTGGTGGGTTCCGAGGACGGGGCGGGACGAAGGGCGGCGTCAGACTCCTCTTGGTCAAGTCGCCGAAACGTCTCTCTCGCCGACGCTTCGATAAACCCTATGTCGTCATCAACGAACGATCTTTCTGGCAACTCCGAAGTCCGAAAGGAGTGCGTATACCCCGCACTCCCCTCCCCGCGCCCCTGCGGAGCCGTGAGAGTGGCAAGGGCTTCGCGGATCGTGTTGCGCTCGCCCATCGTCAGCGTCGAGCAGTCCGGACAGCACGCGATCTTCCCCTGAATGACGGCGGTAATCGCCGCAATCCGCGCCGCCCCACACCCTTCGCAGGTGTCCACGTCGGGCTGGCCCTCCCTGAGCGCCGAGAGGATGCGAGCGGCCTCCTCGTTGGTCAGCATCGCGTTCACGTCAGAGAACATCGGCCTCTGCGCCGCGTACTTCAGCTTCGCGATGTCTTCGGGCGTCGGCTGCGAGGGGTTAGGCATGGGGCACCTTCAGCGCGGCCACGTACTCCACGGCAGCGAGGATGCGGGTGTAGCCAATGTCACCATGCGCCAGCACTCGCATGGCCTCCACGTCGTCCGCCGTCACTTCCGGCGCGGCAGGCCCATCCACCAGTCGCACCACGTCGGCGCGGCAGGTGGGACAGGCCCACTCCTCGTTTTGGCGAAGTCCTTCATCGTGGCCCGACGCCTTGCAGAGATTGTGCGCGGCGAGTGTTCGATACACTTTCGTCAGTTCGCGTGTCATTGCGGTGTCTCCGGTGAGGACGGGGCGGGGCGAAGGGCGGCAAGAACGTGAGCGGCCTCCTCGCCGTGGTGCTTGAGGTTGTAGCGCACGAAGCACTCGCTGAGTTCTGCCGATGTCATTCGCTTGAAATCCGCGCCACACGATGCACAAGAGAGTTCGCCGTCATCGCCGTACAAACACGCGCCATCAGCGCCGTGGCTGTGCTGGGCGAACGCCAGCTTACGCCAGTCCATGTCGCCCATGTCCTTGCGCAGCACCTTCCGCACGATCTGCCCGAGTTCGAGCCACGCCGCAGGTGTTCCCTGTCCGCCGCACATCTGGAGGTATACGCCAAGGCCGTTGATGAACGCGTCAAGCCGTTGCTTGTCGGTCACCTCCTCACTCACCTCCCCGCGCCCCTGCGGAGGGGACGAAAGGGCGGCGTCCCGCGTCTTGCGAATCTTCGGAAGGGCGGATTCAGCGTTACGGACACACTCTCGCCCCTGCTCAATGCTGGTGCCCTGCACGGGCATCGTCCCCTTCTGCAAACCGAAGAACCGCGCCGCCACGCCGACCGCTGCGTTGATGTCGAAGATTTCCAGATCGGTCAGCAGGTCATCGCTCGGTGTCTCGCTCACCGGACGCGGGGAGGGATTATCGGGCATCGCGTTGTGCCTCCATCGGATCAGTGAAGCAGACGGCTTCCGCACGTCCGCAGAGAACGGCCCACGCATCGCGCAGACGCCACGACAGCGGGCCAGCCAGCGGCTTCGCCTTGACGTAGGGGCCGAAGTGGTAGCTTGCCGCAGGCCAAGAATCGCTCGACAGATTGTCAGCGTTTATCATCGTTCGGTTCTCCTGTGAGGGAAAGCGCGGCGTCGATCATCCGGTCGTACTGCTCTGGCGTGATCGGCACCTTCTCGCCCGTCAGTTCAAAGCGCGACTCAGGCACGGCACTTCGGATGTATCTGTACCGTGCCGCGTCCTGCGCCAGCGCGTCACGCTCACGGCGAAGTGCCTCGCGTTCGTCCACGTAGCCCTGCACGTCGCAGACAAGGCCGTGCATCCCCAGAACCTGATCGGCGTTGCGAAGGTCGGTGCGTAGCCGTGCGATCTCCTGCCGTGCGGCGGCGAGGGCGTGATATGTGGCAAAGATGCGATCAATGAGCGCCGTAGCGATGCAGCACTCCCCGCGCTGTTGATTGATGGTGCGGATCGCGTTCAAGATGCCAAAGTCGATGCGCTCCATCATCTCTGTCGGCTCTTCGGGGATCGGGTCGCTCGTCTGGGTGGTCACGGTTGCGTCTCCTTTTCGATTTCGCCGACGAAGTAGAGGGCGAGCGATGCCTTGCCGTTCTCGTGGTGGGGGGCGTAGAGCGCGAAACGCTTGGCGCGGTTCTCTGGCGCGCCCTGCGTAGACTCGCCCTTCCACTCCTCGCCTTCGACTTGCGCGGGGCCACTCGACCAGAATGTCATCATGTAGCGGGCCGACACGGACTCCTCCTTCTTCAGCTTCGCGGGCTTGACGGGGATACAGACGGGACAGCCCACCACGGCCACCCACGTTCCACCATCGTAGCGTCCGCCAATCAGCGGCATGGACGCCACGCCGAGAGAGCCTACCAGCGTAATCGGGTTCGGGGCCAGCTTCTTCGGGGTCACGGTTTCGGGTTCCTCCGGTTGCGTGCTAACGTACAGTGGTTGTCGCGCGGTGTCAATAGGGGGACGCCTGAATCTTTCCTTTGGGGTGCGGTGGCGGCGGTGGCGAGTGTCCTCTTTTTACCACATCTTGCGCGATGCGTGGTGGTGCGTATCTTGGGCGGTGCCGCTACGGCGGTGGGGCGAACCCTCGGACGCTGGCTCCGGGCCGTTGAATCTCCGGCTTGGTGATCCCGTCAGGGAGTTTCCCGATCCATCAGTCCCACTGTCCTCTTTTTAGGACACGGGGGGTCGGGGGGCTTTCCTAGACGCTTCACCAAGCCGTTGCAGTTCGGTAACGCGGTAACGGACGTTATCGCACCCCAGGGCACCGGAGGGCGGGTCACGTCAAGAGTCCTCGCCGTACTGGGTCGGGATGTTCACGTTTGGATGTTGCCTTTCACATTCGTTGCAACAGAAGATGTGCCCGTCTGACCGGCCCACGACGTACTGGTAGGGGTGCAGCGGCGAACGGCACCCATCGCATCCGAGGGCGTCTCCGGTACTGCCGAGCGCGAAGTGGCACAAGGACAGGGGGGGCGGGGGTCCGTTCGTCGATTCTGGGGCATCCTCGCGCAACGGCGGGGCGTCTGGGGGGCGGGTCACGGGGCGTCCTCTGCTATTTCGGGGAATGCCGCCCGTAGGGCGCGGTCGAGGTCGGCATATGCCGTGGCATAGAACGCACGGTCATTTGGGGACAGTGGCTTGCTCCGCGTTGGGTGGAGGGAGTGGAACGCGGCGTCTACCCGAGAGCCCCACTCCCCGCCTTCTGCCGTCTCTGCGGGTTGGGGGTACTTGACGACCAGCATTCCCTCAGCCACGGCCTTGACCATCGGCCAGTATTGGGCGAAGGTGCCAGACCCCGTACCGATCTCGCACGCGCGCCCGTCTGACGTGCCGGGGCGGACGCGGAACGTCCAGAAGTGGGCGGGGAGCATCCCGATCAGGATGTCCACCTCGTAGTACGTCTTCCCGTCGTCCTCGTCCACCTCGCGGACGGTGCCGAGTAGTACGTCCTCGCCGTGCGGGAAGTGCTGGTCGAGGTTTGCGTCGGGGCAGACGGCGAGGATGGCGGGGCGGTCGTCGTGGTAAATGCGGTAGCACGACTCGAAACTGCGGGGCGGATAGGTCATATTCGCACCTCTCATCGTAGAAGGGTCTCCGCGCAGGGTGGCGGTGGCGCGGGCGTTGGCGTCGGCGCGGTCAGTCACGGGGTATCCTCCGGCCAGATGTAGGCGTCAGCGGCGTCACAGAGGACGCGGACGTACTCACGGAAGTCGGGGATGGGCTTGCTCTGGTGATTGGCAAGGCTCAGGCCGACGACCCACTTGCTCCGGCGGGTCTTTCGGTTCCGGCTCAGGAAGGCAATCGGCGAGGCGGATTCGTTCGGGGTGTTGTAGATGCGGACGAACACGCACGGGCCGGAATCGCCCCGCCGCCGCACTTCTGGGCGAAAACTCAGGGCGGCGTCAGTCATCGGACGGGGCCGATTCGGGAAAGGACTTGGCGAGCGCAAGGGACATGGCGTTCGACGCCGACTGCTGGCGGGGAATCTGCCGCTCGAACTCGGCAACGGCGATCCGCACCCGCTCGCCCCACGTCATCGGCGCGGGCTGGCGGTCGAGGGCGTCGGCAAGGGCGCGGCACTCGTTGGCAGCAAAGTTGCGGTCGCCGAAGCTCTTGCGGATGTCCTTGTGGGCGAGGGCGTCAACCCTTGTGGCGGCTTCCCGCAACACGCGGGCGATGTTGGCGGGGGAGGTATCGGGGGTGTTAGGCGACATGCGCACTTCCTCCACGAGTTCGGGCCAGTCGGCGGCGTAGTCGATGGGTTCGCCCTTGATGGTCAAGGCGATATTTACGGCAAGCGTTCCAGCATCGAGTCCGTAGCCCCAACGGGTCAGGGGTACGTCGGGGATGTTCGGGTCTTCGCGGTTGATGGGCTGCACGCGAACCTCGCCCCCGTTGTCGGTCAGGAGCCACCAGCGATAGCCCGTTTCATCGCCGGTGTAGGCAGTTGCGACTATCTGCCCACCTTCGCCAACGGGCGCGATGTGGCGGTAGCCATATCCTTTCGTGAGTACCGTCAGAATGTCGGCCCATAGTTCGGGGGACATCTTGTACGTGCCAGTATTGAAGCGGGCGGGCAGCGTTGCGGGGGTGTTCACAGTGGCACCTCTGATCGTAGGGTTAGCGGGCATTTGGGGGAGTCTCGGGAGGGGTGCGGTTACGGGGTGGGCGTAGAGTGGAACGGGGGAATACGGCGTGCGGTTGTCGGGGGTTCTGTTGCACGCTTCGGCACACTCCCTTGCGAGGTCATAGTCGAGCGTCGGCTGGCCCCGTAGTCGCCCCGTCCTATCCGCAATCATCCAGGCCACGGGAGCGGGGGTCATTCGAGGGTCAGGCGTTCGAGGGCTTCCCACGCCTCCCCCGCCCCGCCCACTTCGGCGGCGGTCGCGGCATCGTCTAGGGCGGACGCGGCCTCTTGCATCTCGCCTCCTCGGTCAGCGCCTTGCAGACTGTCAGGCAGGTTGTCGTAACTCTCCTGCTCGCGGTCGGCAAGGTCGCGCAACTCTGATCCCAAGTCCTCGATCTTCAGTTTGTAGCCCTCCAACTCCGTGCGAATGACGGCAAGTCGGGCGCGGTCTTTGGCTTTCATTGCTAGTCCTCAGTTGACGGGTAGACGGTTACGGGGTGAGGAGGGTGAGGAGGGCGGAGGTCGCGGCGATTGTTGCGGTTCGGCGTTCGACATAGGTCAGGATGCCCGCCGCCTCGACAATGGTGTCTATCGCCACTTCGACGGCTACGGGGTCCGGGTCGGGCGTAGCGTCGAGGGAGGCGGCAAGGGCGCGAAGCTCCGCGCTGGCGAACCCCTTCCCGTCGCGGCGTTCGATGGCATCGGCGTGACTCCGTAGCACGCGGGCAACATTGGTGCGGCTAGTGTCTGTGGTATTGGGCATTTCGGTATCACACCTCTAGGCAGAAAGTGAGTTGTTACGGAGAATGCCGTTACAGATGGCGCACACCTGATGAGAGCCCGCGCCATAGTGCTGGCAAGTGACTAAGATGACCTCTAAGGGGTGCGCCAGCGAGATAACGGCGGCAGCTTGGATAGCTTCCCGCTGGCGGGTGAAGCCGGAGAGGAGCGTCGTGCCGGATGGGGTTTCGATCTCAAATAGCACGAGCTTGCTCCCTCTCAGGGTGTAAGACAGCGGGGACTAGCGGGCTAGTGGGGCGGCTTGCTATGTTGCGGTGTCGGCCCTGCCACGTGTAGGAGCCGTTACGGGGGCGCCGCCACAATGGGGCGTCTCTAGCTTTTACTTGGGAACCTTGAAAGAGGTTTGGGTCACGCGGGTATCGAGGTAGAGGCGTCCACCCTTGCCCGCCTTAAGTAGCTCGCCCGTCCCGGCGTGCGCGGCGATGTAGCGGACTTCCCGCATCGCGTCCGTGCGGTTGTCAAAGGCTTTCTGCTGCTCGCCAGCGCCGTCCTGCGCGATGAAGGTTGTCACGGTGCCGCACTCCTAAGTGAAAGAATACCAACGGGTTGACTACGGATAGCTGGCGGTGGGGTTGAGCCGTCGCGCCGGGATCGCGCCCGCCAGCGAGGTGCTAGGCGAGGTAGATGAGTCCGTCATCCCCAACGTACAGGTCGCACTCTCCAATGGCGTGCGCGGCGTCAGTCAGGGCATCGCCGTAGCCGTTCCAATCGCCATCCCAGAACCCGGCGCCGTGCCGATTCTGGGTTAGCCAAAGATCGTGCGCCACCTGAGTGTCATTATTGCCCGTTTCCTCCATCGCATCGGCCAGCAGTCCGGCGTTGGTCGAGAGGAACCCGGCCAGCATTTCGGCCATTCGTTCCCGCGCAGAGGGGGCGAGGGTTGCCGGGGACTGGTCCAACGGGGTGCCGGTATCGCCAGCCGAGGACCACAGGGCGCACTCGATATATGCGTCAAGCATTTCGGGGTTGAGCGTCAGGATATGATACGCGGTCATTGTTCGGGTCTCTCGTTCTTAGGTGTCAGCCGGTGTCCTGATACGAGAGGATAATGGGGGAAGCCAAGCCCGCGCGCAAGTGATCCACGTCACAATACCATGTCCGACTTTCCCTGATTCTTGTTGACGCATATCGCACCCCTGACGACCGCCGCACATTGCAATACCGCACCCCTTGACCTATTATGTCTCCATGTTGGGGATACCATAACCGCGAGAGGCTATGGACGGACTCACGTCAGACGATATCGCCGCCCGACGCATCCATCGCACCCTGGCTGGGCCCAAGCCATTCAGCGACCCACTCGGCCGACTCATCGCCCCGACCGTCCCGCCTGAGCCAGCAGACTCACCAGACAGCGCCAAGTACCGGCGACGCCAGCACCGCCTCAGGGTCCGACGCTCCCTCGAACTCCTCGCCATCCTGACCGGCAACGAATCGCTTCAACGCGCCCTCGCGCATTCGCACCCCTAATGCCCCAGCTATTCGACCCGGCAAAGTACGAAACCTTCATCCAAGCCGTCGAGGAAGGGGAAACCGTCAAGACCGCTTGCCAACGCTCTACCGTTGCTTGGCGTACCGTCTCCCGGTGGATCGCCGACGACGCCAACGTCACGCTAGACGGGGAACCGGCGGGCGCACGCTACGCACGGGCGCGTTCCGTTAGCGCGGAACTGTGGGCGGACAAAGCAGTTACGGCGGCAGAGGACGCGCGGGATAAGGACGACGCGCAGGTCGCCCGGGTCAAGGTGGACGTCTATAAGTGGCGTGCCGCAATGGCGAACCCCAAGGAGTACGGGGAGCGCCGCAACGTCGAGGTATCAGGCTCAGTCTCGCACCTGCACCTCGATGCGCTCAGAGCACTCAACGCCAAGCCACACGTGACCGCACGTATCGCATCAGGTGACGATACGCAACCCGTTACCGCGCAAGACGATACGCCGCTGCCCGGGACCGCGTAACCGTAGCCGAGGGGGCGATAGGCCCCCCGTCATCGTGGGCGAGGGGGCGGGTCTGTATGGGGGTCATCTGGGAGCGCGGCCCCCTCGTTTCCGTGGGTACGTGGTAACGCGGGGTCGAAAAATGGGGCGGATACGGCGTGACCCCCCGATTCTGTGGCTGACTATCACACTTGGCGAGAAAAAATGGCCAGAAATACGCGGTTTTCGGGGGTCGGTATCACAGTTGGTTCGATTTCGGTCATTTTGTCCCTAATGACGGCGTGTATGGGGGCAACGGAGCCGAGGCGGAGCTTGCCGGTGGAGGGGGATTCGGTGGTGGTGCGGCCTGTGGGGAGTACGCCGACGGAGCCGGGGGAGGGGGTGGTGAGGTGTGATGTGGAGCGGGTCGTGGGGTCGGTCTGCTGGATCGTGACGGACTCGGTGCGGCCCTGAGTAGTTTCGCGCAGGGCATTGAGTAGGCGGTATATCGGCTTGTGGTCACGTCGGCCACCACGGGAAGCGCCGACATTCGTTTGGAGGTAGAACCCAATGAGGAAGTGCATTAAGCAGTTGGCCCAAGGGGCGGCTGATGCGACGACAAGCGAGGACGCCATGCGGTTCTCGCAGGCGGCGAGCAATATGGCCCATGCCATGGAATCGCTGGTCGAGGCCGAACGAACAAGGTAGCGAGGATGCAGTACCCCGGTTGGCACATCGGCTGACGGGGAAGCTGGGGGATTGGGAGTGGCTTTCTTAGGAGGCGGGTATGCCAGCGGTCAAGGAGTGGGGGGACCAGAGTTTTACGGTGCCAGCGGCCTCGGGGTCGTACGCGCCGGAGCGGTGGACGTTTGGTGACGTGAAGGCGGGGCAGCCGTGGGACGCCTTTCAGGGAGTGACGGCCTCGGTGCACACGTCGGTGGCGACGATGGTGGTGGAGTTGTGGATCATGCGGACCGGGGCGACGAAGGGGTCGGTGATTGACGGGGACTACAAGTACTCGGGCAAGTCGTTTGGGGCGACGGGGATGGAGACGTGGGCCTTGGCCGCGTATCCGGGCGGGCAGATTCGGGTGAAGTCGGGAGGCACGGCGGGCACGGCGGTCGTGTCCTGCTCGGCGTTTTAGCGCATGGCGATCCTGCCACGCTGGAAGCGGATAAAGCAGCGGGACTGGAAAGACCCGTTTAGCTGGTTCCGCTGGTACCACGAACTGTACGGGCCGGACCCGTTTTTCTATTACAACGGGAACAACGACCCCCGCGAGTTCGGGGGCACGTTTGCCCGCGCCGATGCCTCGACCTGCGCCACCTATATCGACGGGGCGGGCGTCGTCAGGACCGTTGCGGCCAATATTCCGCGTTTCGGCCATTACGACCCGTCGAACGTGTCCCTCGGCCCCACCCTCCTGCTGGAAGGAAGCCGACAGAATATCGTGGTGCAGTCCGAGGCGTTGGCAACCTCGTGGACGACCGATTGCACGATGACGAACGCCTATGCGTCGTATGCGGGGCTGTCGTTCACGCGGGCGAGTTCAATGTCGGGATCGTCCACCTATCAGGCCGTGACCTTCACGGGCGATGGCGTGAAGGCGATCTCCATCTTCGTGCGGCAGGACGCGGCGATTGCGGGCACGACCAGCATCTCGCTTCGTGACGTGACGGGCGCGGCGTGGCGGCTGGAGTGCCAGATCACGATAGCGGCGGGCGGGGCCGTCACGGCGAGTTGCGCGACGGGCACCTTGCTCGGCGTGCAGGCGTTGGCAAGCGGCGTCTATCGCGTGCTGTGCGCCACAACCAGCGTGACGGCGGCGAATACCAACCGCTTCTACGCGATCAATGGCGGGACGTGTACGAGTGTGTTGCTGGCTGGCGCGATGGCCGAAAACGCCTCCTTCCCCTCCTCCTACATCCCGACGACGACCGCCGCCGTCACCCGCGCCGTTGACTCGCTGAGCTTCCCGTTCTTGCCCGTCCCGCAGGCGATGACGGTGTATGCGGACTGCGTGGACCTGAATGCCTCCACGGGTAGCTACTTCAGTTTGGGGACCAGTACGCACCCCGAACTACTGCTCTACAATGCGGGTGGCCCATCTCGGGAGTTCTATCACCACAATGGGACCAGCGCTGTCAGCAAACAGCGGGGCGCTCCCGTCTTTGGTCAGCGCACAGAGTTCCGGTGTCTGCTAAATAACGACGGAAGCGTGGCGCTCGGAGTGTCCGACAATAGCGCCGCCGAAGTCGTCAGCACCACCAGCGCCGCCCTCACGCTAGCAGCGGCGTGGGCCACACAAGTGTTGTACGTCAACAGCGAGGGCGGGTCGTTCACCGGATTCCTCGCCCTCCGCTCCCTGAAGATCGCGGCAGGGGTAAACAGTCTCAACAGAATGCGCTGGTTGGTCTAGGTGGCGGATAATCCGTTCGTCGCGTTCGGGGAGCGGTACGGCTACGATTGGGTCGGGCTGGTCCGGAGCGTGCTAGGGATGGAGCCGGACGACCATCAGCAGGAAATCCTGAACGCGATCCAGAACGGCGAACGCCGCATCTCGATCCGCTCAGGCCACGGCGTCGGCAAGACCTCCTCGCTGGCGATGGGGATTGTCTGCCACGCCCTGACGCGGTTCCCGCAGGCCACGGTCGCCACGGCCCCGACCAGCGGACAGTTGTTCGATGCCCTCGCGGCCCAGACGAAAGCCCTGTTCAAGCGGTTGCCGCCGTACCTGTTCGAGTTGTTTGAAGTCAAATCGGAATCCATCGTCCACCGGGGGGCACCAGAGGAATCCTTTGTTTCGTTCCGCACCTCGCGGGCCGAGACGCCGGAAGCCTTGGCGGGTGTCCACTCGGAAGGCCACGTCCTTCTGATCGCTGACGAAGCGTCGGGCGTGCCGGACCCCGTATTCGTTGCCGCCTCAGGCTCCATGTCGGGCCACAATGCAACGACGGTCCTCGCGGGGAATCCGGTACGCACGTCCGGCCTGTTCTTCGAGACGCACCACGAACTCGCCCGGATGTGGCGCACGATCCATATTTCGTGCGTCGGGCACCCACGGGTGTCGCAGGACTTTCTGGATGACATGGAGGCGCGGTACGGCCTCGACACGAACGACTACCGCGTACGGGTGCTCGGGGAGTTCCCTCGGGCCGACGCCGACGCGGTGATCCCGTTTGAACTGCTCCAACTGGCACTGAGTCGTGACGTACAGGCCACGCTGGTCCGCCCGATATGGGGTGTGGACTGCGCCCGCTATGGGAATGATCGTTCCGCGTTGGTGATGCGGAAGGGCAACGTCACGCTGGGCCGTGGGAAGGTATGGAAGGGGCTGGAAACGATGCAACTGACGGGCCAGATCAAGGCGGTCTGGGACGAAATGCCGTCGGCGGACCGGCCAGAAACGATCTGCGTGGATGCGATTGGACTCGGGGCTGGCGTGGCCGACCGACTGGCCGAACTCGGGCTTCCGGCCCGCGCCATCTCGGTCAGCGAATCCCCGTCGCTCGGCGGCAACTTCCTCAACCTGAAGGCCGAACTCTGGTGGGCCGCGAAACAGTGGTTTGCGGAGCGGGCGTGCAGTCTGAACGGCGACACGCAACTCGCGGCAGAACTGGGCTGGCCCCGCTACGGGTACACATCCAGCGGCAAGCTGAAGATCGAAACGAAAGAGGAAACGAAGCGCCGGATGACCTCAGGCAAGTCCCCCGACATCGCCGACGCCTTCATCCTGACGTTCGCGGCCCCCGCCGTGTCGGCGATCTATGGGTCAGTCGGAAGCACGACGTGGAAGGAACCCCTACAGAGAGACATCAAATGGCTCGTGTGAGCAAGAAACAGCCAGACCCCAACGCCGAAGCCGTGGCCGCCCTCGTCGCCGAGGTCGTCAAGGGCAACCCGCGCGGCGCACCGATCACTATCCCAGCCCCCGCGCGTACCCGTAAGGCGAAGGAACCCGACGCAGAGTATGACGACTACTCGGGGCCGATCTTTATGGGCGGTATTGATGACAATCCGACACCGATTGTCGAGGACGCGATCAACGCACCTGCGGCAGAACCCCTACACGAACCAACGGCGATCCACTTACGCGCCCCGGAGGCGGGGCCGTTCTGTGTGCTGGACGACGCGCCCGTGAACTCGGTACTGGTCGCGCTCGCGTGGCCCGGACAGCCCACGGAGCCGCATCTCCAGACCCCGGCAGGTCAGATGCCGGTACCGGAGGGCGATCTGGCGTGGAGATTGCCGTTGCTGGGCGAGATCAAGCGGGTGGGCCCACGGACGTTTGTGGCGATCCAGCGGGACGATCCCATTGGCAGGCCCCCGCTCGTGTGTTCGACGGCGGTTGAGGCGTGCCAGAAGTTCAAGAAGTACTTCCACGACGAACGGGACTAAGCGATGGATCGCGGACTCGGCAACTTCCCGATGTACGTCCGGCCTGCCGACAACGGCGACGTGGACCTCAACGCGATCATCTCGCGGGCCATCACGGACGCGGTGGACTACGTCGACGGGGAGATCGCGCCGGAACGGGCGAAGGCCAGCGAGTACTATCAGGGCCTCCCGTTCGGCAACGAGCAGGACGGGCGCTCGCAGGCTGTGGCGACCGAGGTCCGCGACGGGATCATCAGCGTCATCCCCTCCGTCATTCGCGTCATCCACGGGCCGGAGCATCCCGTTGAGTTCGTCCCGAAGCGCGGGGATGCCGTGGGGATGGCCGAGCAGGCAACTGATTACGTGCGCTGGATTTACGAGGAGGACAACGGCGGGTTCCTCGTCACCCTGAGCGCCCTGAAGGACGGCCTACTGAAGAAACTGGGCGTGGTGAAGTGGGGGATGGAAGACGAGCCGAAGGTCAAGACCACGATCTACCGTGGCCTCGACCGCGAGGGCGTGGCCCAACTCGCCGAAGACCCGTCCGCCACGATCACGCCTATCGCCCAGAACCCCGACGGCACCGTGGACGTGGAAGTGTCGCGGCAGGAGATGGTGGGGCGGATTTGGGTCGTTCCTGTTCCTCCTGACGACTTCTTCTGGAACCGCGAAGCCCGCTCGATTGAGGACGCGCTGATCGTCGGTCACCGCCTGCGCCTGACGCGCTCGACGCTCCGGCAGATGGGGGTGTCCGAGGAGAACTTGGACGAGTACGGCGGCACCATCGGGATCGCCGAGGAGACGGTCGAAGAGGTCGCGCGTCGCCAAAACGCCAACATCAGCGGCATCTCGAACGACGTGGAGATGGGGCCGGAGAACCGCCGCGTCCTGTACTGCGAAGTCTACATGATGCTTCCGTCTGTCGATGAGGATGGCAACAGTACCGGCATTTCCGAACTCCGGAAGGTCTGCACGCTGGGCGACGCCTACCACCCGATCAAGAACGAACCGGCGGCCTGCAAGCCGTTCGCCGCCTTCAGTCCCGACCCCGAGCCGCACGCCTTCCTCGGCGGGTCGTGGTATGACCGACTGAAGGATATGCAGAAGATCAACTCGCAACTCTGGCGTGGCCTGTTCGACTCGCTGGCGATCTCGGTATTCCCCCGCCCCACGTATGTCGAGGGGCACGTGTCGCTGGCCGACCTGATGAACAACGGCGTCGGCACGCCCGTCCGCCAGAAGCAGCCCGGAATGGTGGAGTGGCAGGTCATCCCGTTTGCGGGCGACAAGATTCTGCCGGTGCTGGGGGCCACGCGGGAAGTCATCGAACGTCGGATCGGGAGCCAGCAGGGGGCCGGGTCACTCGACCTTGATGCCCTCCAGAGCACCGAGAAGGGGGCCGCTGACGCCGCGATCACGGCGGCGCAGGCTCAGCCCGAGCTACTGGCCCGCCTGTTCGCCGAGCACCTGCTGAAGCCGATGTATCGCGGGATTCTGGAGATGGTCGCGCACCCGAAGTCGAAGGAGCGCATCCTGCGGCTCCGTGGCTCGTATGTGCCGGTGGTTCCCGCGCAGTTCGATCCGACGATGGACGTGACATGCAACGTCGCCTTGGGATCGCTCGACGTGGCGAAGAAGGTCGCGATCCTGCGGGATGTGGTGGCTGACCAGAGCGCGATTCTCCAGCAGTACGGACCGGAGAATCCGGTTGTCACGATCCAGATGCTCCGCAACAGTAAGGCCAAGCTCCTCCAGTTGCAGGGCATCAAGGACGTGGAAGCGTACTACAAGCCGATCCCCGACGACTGGCAACCGCCGCCGCCCGCACCGCCCGAGCCGACACCGGACGAACTCTGGATTCAGGCCGAGAAGGAGATGGCCTTCCAGAAGCAGATGAAGGAACTGGCGATCAAGCAGGACGAGTTGGCGCTGAAGGAGAAGCAACAGGAAATGGACGCCGCATTCAAGGAGGCCGAACTGGCCTTCCGTGAGCGCGAAGCGATGGCGAAGATTGACCTCGAACGCGAGAAATTGGTGCTGGAGGCCGAGAAGATATCGGTGAGTCGCGAGCAGGTGGCTGTCCAGCGCGAGCAGGCCGAGAACAAGCCAGAGGCCACGGATGAGTAAAGCCACGGAGTCCGCCGACGCGATCCGCCGCTTACTGAAAGAGGACGCGGTGCAGGACGTCCTAGCCGACCTGAAGGACCAATCCTATCGGCAGTTCCTTGCCGCCAAGAATGACGATGACCGGCGCACCGCCCATGCCAACGCGCAGGCGGTGGACCGACTGGAAACGGCGTTCCAAGCAGTCGTGGACGCCGGAGATCGCGAGAGAATGGAAGCGGAAATCGCCGACCGGCGACCCTCCACTCGCTAACCACGAAGGAGCATATGTCCGACCTCGCCACCGAAACCGACGGTTCCCTCCACGAAGCCGCAGAAGCCCTCAATCGCCGATTCGCCTCACACTCCGAAGTGCCAGCGGACACGGACGATGACGGCGAAGACACATCCGAAACCAAGCCCGAGCGTCCCCGTGGGCCGGACGGCAAGTTCCTGCCGACCAAGCCCAAGGACGACACGATCCCGCTGACGCCCGCCGACGGGTCCGAAGACCCCGACGAGGTGGAGCAGGAGCAGGCCGAGGAGCCGGACGCCGAGGAGGAGCAGGAGGAGGAAGCCCCGCCGAAGAAGCCCATCCAGCCGATCAAGCTGAACATCGGCGGGAAAGTGCAGGAGTTCGACGCGGCGGTGGTAACGGTGCCGGTGAAGGTGGATGGGATGGTGAAGCAGGTGCCGCTGTCGGAGGCGCTGGGCGGGTACTCGCGCACCGAGGACTACACGCGGAAGACGCAGGCGGTGGCGGAGGAGAAGAAGCGGTTTGAGGCGGAAGTCGTCGCCCCATTGACCGAGGAGCGGCGCTACTACGCGGAACGGATCGGCCTCATCGAGGAGGCCTTGCAGGAGTTTCAGCAGGAACGCGCACCAGACTGGAACATGTTGCGGGGGCAGTTGGACCCCGAAGCCTTCCAGCAACGGTGGGTGGAGTGGGATACGCGACAGAAGCACCTCGCGGGCATCCAAGCCGAGAAGGCGAAGGTGGCCGAGCGTGCCGCCGCCGCCGAGCAACAGGCCCTACAGGCCCGACTCGCGGAGGAGCACGAGAAGTTGCAGGTTGCCATACCGGAGTTCGCTGATCCGGAGAAGGGTCCAGCACTGAAGGCCGATCTGGTTGCCTACGCGAAATCGAAGGGATTTTCCGACGATGACCTCGCGCAAGTCACCGACCATCGCGTCCTCGTGTTGCTGAACAACTCCCGCAAGTGGGAGGAAAGCCAACTCAGAAGGCCGAAGCTGGAGGACAAGGTTGACCGTGTGCTGGAAAGCGTCAAGCCCAGCAGCACGAAACCGAAGCCGAAACTGTCGGAGATTGAGCGGGCGCAAGCAGACCTCGCGAAAACGGGCCGTGTGGAAGACGCCGCACGGGCCATCAATCTGAAGTTCCAACGACGATAACTCGGAGTAGGTATGACCATCCTGTCCTCGACGTTCACGCGCTACGATGCGGTTGGCGTGCGCGAAGACCTGTCGAATGAGATCAGCAACATCGCCCCAACGGAAACCCCGTTCCTCTCGAACGCGAAGAAGGGCAAGGCGAAGCAGACGTTCTACGAGTGGCAGACTGACACGCTGGATGCGGCAGTCACCACGAACCAGCAGCTTGAAGGCGACAACATCACGTCGTATCCCGCTGTCACGGCGACCGTGCGGCTCGGCAACTATGCCGAAATCGCCCGCAAGACCGCCTCGCTGTCCGGCACCGTCGAGGTGGTGGATTCGGCGGGCGGCGCGAACGACATGGGGTATGTCGTGGCCTCGAAGGGCAAGGCCCTGAAGCGCGACATGGAATCCTCGCTGCTCGCCAACAAGGCGTGCAACGCGGGCAACTCCACCACGGCGCGTCAGACGGGTGGCCTGAAGGCGTGGATCAAGACGAACTACGACAAGGCGTCCGATGCCACGATCCCGTCGTACACCACGACCCCCTCGGGTACGTGGACGGACGGCACGGCACGCGCGTTCACGGAGACGCAGGTCAAGAGCGTCCTCCAGCAGTGCTACACGTCGGGCGCGAACACCAGCACGATCATGGTGGGCGCGTTCAACAAGCAGGCGTTCTCGGCGTTCTCGGGCGTCGTCGAACTGATGACGAACGTCGGCAAGTCGGCGGCCACCATCGTCGGCGCAGCGGATAAACTCAACTGGGCGCTTGCCGCCTAGGTGTCCGCCTAAAACTCGACTATATGCTGGAAACCCCTAAAGCCCTTGCGACCGAAGCCAGATAGTTATATATTCTGACTTTGGTAACACTACAAGGGATGCAACAATGGGCAATCAGCAGGAAAGATCGCTGGGTTGGTTGGCGGGGATCATTGATGGCGAAGGGTCGGTTTCCTTCCAAGTCTACACCCTGCCGGACGGGAGAGTCAGAATCACTCCATTCGTCTGTATCGTGAACTCGGACGAGGGGATTCTCAATGAGGCGTGGCGATTGTTGGGCGAACTCACGGCGGCGAGTACGAAGGCTCGGCCTCGGTGGTGTAAGCACAACGTCAAGAACGCCAAGAGTTTCGAGTCGCGGCTTCTGTGCAGTGTGATTCGGCTGGACGGGGCAGCAGTACGACTCGTCCTTGCCCCACTGCTTCCACATCTTCGGTCCAAGAAGGCGCGGTCAGCGGCGGCGATACTCGAATACCTTGATTCTCGTGATGCAATGCTATTGAAGCGAGATGACAAGGGGCGCATTGAGCGGCAGGGATACACCAAGGCGCAGGTCGAACTGGTGTGTTCTATCCGCACCTCTCCACTAGCGAAATCCTCAGAGGCCATATGTCGAGCCCCCAATGTATCGGCGGGATGATATGGTCCGAACCCACGGGAAAGCCGTGGGAGGCTGGCAGAACTAGAAATGACCAGCCCGCTCTCCTGCGGGAGAGAGGTAACAGATTGACCTATGTTTCAGACTTCGGGCGGCTCTCCGTCGTGCCGAACCGCTTCCAGCCGCAGAACGCGGCGCTGTTCCTTGATTGGGATTTGGTCGCGGTGAACTACCTGCGTCCGTTCCACTCGCTGAACCTCGCCAAGACCGGCGACGCGGACAACAAGATGATCCTCGTCGAGTTCGGCCTGAAGGTGCTCAACGAACGGGGCCTTGGGATCGTAAATGACCTCAGTACCTCGTAAGTCGTTAGGGTAGGAACTCGCGTTGCGGCGGGGGTGGCTAAGTGGTCGCCCCCGCCCAGCGCCCGACTCTTGGATGGGTATGCCGCTAACTAAGCGATGTCCGGACTGCGGTGAAACGAAGGAAAGAAATGCATTTAGTCCAAGAGCTGGGTATTGCAAGCCGTGTGCATCGGCAAGACAGAGGGTTCGTTACGCGAAGGACCCTACCAGACAGCGCGAGTATGCTGCGGCCTATCGCGCCCAAAATAAGGACAGGGTGCGGGCGGCAAAGATCGAAGCCTACAAGAAAAGTCCCGACAAGTATAAGGACAAAGAACTTCGATGGAGATATGGCCTGTCATTGGCCGGACTGCGTGAAATGATGGAACGGCAGGGCGGTTGTTGCCGTATTTGTGGTGGCGAACTTCAGGGTGGACGGGCAACACACATAGACCATTGTCACGCGACTGGAGTTGTTAGGTCTGTACTGTGCCACAACTGTAACACCGGGCTTGGCGGATTTCGGGACAGCCCAGAGATAATGGCTCGGGCGATAGAGTACGTGACTGAGTGGAGGCGGCGTGCAGACCAAAAGACTGCTTGACTCGGACCCCCTTACGGGGATAGTTGAGTACTACTACGCCGATCCCGTCACGGGCGGATACATCATCGAAACCCAGCAGGACATCGAGCATATCATCGAGTTGAACAAGGCGGTGGTGAACGACAACGACACGGGATGGAAGGGGGAATGGCACCACGTCGCGCATATCCCGCTGTCGATCCTGATGAAGCTCGCGCAGGATGGGATCGTCACCACCGGCGGCGAGGTGCTGGACGAAAAACGCTACCGCTCGTGGCTCAACGACCCCGAAAACCAACACTTCAGGGTGAAGCGGGGGCGCGTATGACGCTGGTGAGTGAAAGCGGGCAGAAGCTCTACAAGGTGCTGATCGCGGTGCCGTGTGGCGAGTTGGTGCACGCGCGGTTCGCGCAGGACTTGGCACTGATGCTGGCGTACACGACGCACGTCCGGCCCGAGATGGAGGTGCATCTGGCGATGGTGCAGGGGACATACCTGCCACGGGCGCGGGCCGCGCTGGTGGCGCACGCGGTCGAGCGGACGGCGACGCACATCCTCTGGTTGGACGCGGATATGCGGTTCCCGAAAGACACGATTTTCCGGCTGTTGCGCCACGAGAAGCCCGTGGTGGCGGCGAACTATCCGACCCGTCAGCCCCCGATCCTGCCGACCGCCGTGCTGGAGGGCGGCGAGTACGTGTTCGACCATAGCACCGATCTAGTGGAGGCGAAGCACGCGGGGATGGGCTGTATGCTGACGGAGGTGCGGGTCTTTCTGGCGCTCAACAAGCCCTACTTCGCGATTGGCTATGCCCCGAAGGCGGACGAGTACGGCGGCGAGGATGTGTACTTCTGCGACAAGGCGCGGGCCAACGGGTTCGCGATCTGGATTGACGGCGGGCTGTCGGAGGAGATTCGGCACTTGGGCGGGTTCGCGTTCGAGATGGGCCACGCACGGATGACCCGTGACGCGGCACTGGCACAACAGGAGAAGTCCTAGTGGCACTCACGACATACGCTCAACTGCTCGCCGCCGTTGCCGACTGGCTCAACCGGACGGACCTGACGACCGCCATTGACTACGACTTCCTCCCGCTCTGCGAGGCGGAACTGAAGCGGCGCGTACGGCGTACCACGAAGACGGGGACGATCTACGCCAACGCCGCCGAGATTTCCCCGCCAACCGACATGGCGGAGCCGATCTCGCTGACGCTGGACTCGGGCAACCCATATCAGGACGTGCCGCTGAAGATCGTGACGCCGCAGAAGCTCGCGGAAGTCAAGGCGATGTACGGTGGCGTGACGGGACGGCCCACACACGTCGCGTACTACAACTCGAAGTTCCAGTTCGCGCCGGAACCGGACCAGTCGTACGACTGCACGGTGGTCTACGCCATGCAGTTCACGGCACTCTCGGGATCGAATACCACGAACGCGGTCCTGACGGAAGCGCCGGACGCCTACCTCTACGGGTGCCTGTTGGCGGCGGCCCCGTATCTGGAGAACGACGAGCGGATTCCGGTATGGCAGGCGAAGTTCGACAAGGCGATTGACCAGTTGAACGAAGTGCGCCAGCGCGAGGAGTACGGCGCGGGCCTCGTGGAAGTGCGCCTCCCGTTTACTGTCGGCTAATGTACAAGCTCCTGCCGCTGAAACTCCCGCCCGGACTGCGCGACAACGGGACGACGTATCAGGCGAAGGATCGCTGGAACTCGGGCAACTTCGTCCGGTTCTTCAACGATACTATCCAGCCCATCGGGGGTTGGTCCTCGTGGACGACCTCGGGCGCGTCGATGGCGGGCGTGCCTCGGGCGATGATTACGTATCTCCGGCAGAGCGGGTCGGCGAACACGCCCTGCACGGTCATTGCTACGACCACGAAGCTCTTTGCGCTGGTCGGCACGGTTCTGTACGACATCACGCCTGCAGGGATGGCGACGACCGTCTCGTGGACGCTGGACGTGTACGGGAACTACGTGGTTGCGGTCGCGCATACCGCCGCGAACACGCCGAGTATCGCGTACAAGTGGGACTCGAACACCGCGAACGTCGCCACCAAGCTCCTGCCCTACGACGCGACCTCGACGTGGGACAAGACGTTTGCGTTGGTCGCCACGCCTGAGCGGTTCCTAATGGCCCTCGGCTCGACCGATTGGGCGGCGGGGTACGTCCTGACGACGGGCCTGCCGAACCCGCGGATGGTCGCGTGGGCCACGCAGGAAGGCGGATTGGCGGAAGCCGACTGGACGCCCTCGGCCACGAATACGGCTGGCTCGTTCGACCTTTCGACCAACGGACAACTCGTCTGCGGCAAGGTCGGACGCGGCACGACGCTCCTCTGGACAACGGTGGACCTGTGGGGGGCCACGTACATCGGTGGCGAGCTCGTCTATCGCTTCGACAAGCTCGGGAACAACTGCGGCATCATCTCGCCCAACGCCGCTGTCGTGACGGACACCGCCGCGTACTGGATGGGGCAGAACGGGTTCTATCGGTTCGATGGGTTCGTCCAGCCGGTGCCATGCGACGTGCAGGACTACGTGTTCGGCTCCATCAACCGAAGCTACGTGCACCTCATCTGGGCGCTGGAGAACCCGACATACAGCGAGATCACGTGGTTCTACCCGCACGCCGCCCAGACCGAGATCACGCGGTACGTGACCCACAACTACCGCGAGAACCATTGGGTCTACGGCACGCTGGTCCGCACGGCAGGTGTCCCCTACATCGCTGGCGTGACCACGGGGCCGGTGATGACCAATGGCTCCGGCACGATTTTCACGCACGAGACGGGGACGGGCCGCAACAGCGAAGGCACCCCATCGCTGACCTCGGGGCCGCTGGAACTCGAAGACGGGGACAACCTCGTCCAAATCCAGAAGGTGATTCCTGACGACGAAACCGTGGGGGATGTGAACCTGACGATCTACGGCGCACAGAACCCCGACAGTTCCGAAACGACGTATGGCCCGTACACCTTGACGGCCTCGACCTCGGTGCGCGTGAAGGCGCGACAAGTGCGGCTGAAACTGACGGAGGCCGTGGCCTCGGCGTGGCGCGTGGGCGTCATCCGGCTCGGCGTCGTCAAGTCGTCGAGGCGCTAGATGGCGCAGCCGCTCGGCGGGGCGATGGGGCTTGGGCGCGCGCCCAAGACGTATGATCCGATTGAAGAAGCGCAGAACCGCGCCACCATCGAGGACGCGCTGCGCCGGTTGCAGGGTGGCGCGCGGGCCGAAGACATCCTGACCTACATCAACGCCAAGGACTACGGCGTGGTGGGCGATGGCGTCACGGACGACACGACGGCGCTTCAGGCGGCATTGACGGCTGGCTACAACGAGGACCGCATCGTCAACTGCGGCGCGATGGTCGTCAAGATTTCGGGTGGAACCGCCGTCACGGCGGGCGGGCTCACGGTCGGCATCGGCTACACGATCACGACGGTCGGCACGACGAACTTTACGCTGATCGGGGCCACCGCCAACACGGTCGGCCTGCATTTCGTGGCGACGGGGGTGGGATCAGGGACCGGCACGGCGACCCCGTGTGCGCTGACGGTGCAAGGCCCCGGCCTTGTGTTCGACTACATCTCGCACGGCTCGGAGTACAACGGCACCGACATCACGACGGCGGGGACGGGGATTCTGGCGACGGGGTCGGGCTACACGTCGGTCCTGATCGCGCAGCGGCCCCAATACATCCGGTTCACGCTCTACGGGAACAACGCAGGCGCGCGTCCAGCGATCAACGGGGTGTGCTTCCAGAACCCGACTCTCGGCGTTATCCAGCATATCCGTGTCTACGGCCTCGCGGGGTTCGGCGTCAAGGTCAACCGGATGTGGGACTGCCTGTGCCAGACGATTTCCGTGGAGTATTGCGGGACCGACACGCACTATGCGTTCTCCATTGAGGAAGATACGGATTCGTGCAACGAGTCGCACATCACGCGGCTCCAAGTCGAACTCAGCGAACAGCGCGCCATCTTCATCCACCCGAACACACTGACCTGCTCGTTCACGACGATCCACTCCGAACGGGCAAACATCGACAACACGGCGGCAACGGCGCTGGTCACCGGCCAGTTCTATGTGATCGCCTCGGTCGGCACCAGCAACTTCACGCTGGCAGGTGCCTCGGCCAACACGGTCGGCATCGTGTTCACGGCGACCGGGACCACCACGGGGACCGGCACGGCGACCCCGATTGCATGGATTTTCGGCGGCGGGTCATGTTTGTATGCGAACGCGCGGGTGCAGGCCGAGGCGGGCGACGGATACCTCTGGGTGCGGGTCGGCAACACGACGTTCTCGGCCCTTCGCGTCGAAACCGGCACCGACCTCATCATCGAGGCAACCTCTGGTACGTCAGCGTCGTTCCTTGATCTCGATATCACGGACGGAATACGGGAGCACCTGAACCAGAACGGCACGATTGTCATTTCGGGCGGCAAGCTCGCCACGATCATCGCCAACTGGACCGGCAACGCCAGCAACCGCTACATCACCCAGCCCATTGAATCGACGTGGACGCCGACCGTCACGATTGGCGGCTCGTCCACGGGCATCACCTATACCGCCCGCACCGGCCAGTACTCCCGCATTGGGCGCACGGTCTTGGCGACGTGCGACTTCACGCTGAACAGCCTCGGGGGGCTGACGGGGTCCGTCGTGATTACCGGCTTGCCTTACACGGCGGCTGAGACAGCGGCGGCGCCAGTGGCGTTCTACTCAGGGGTATCGGGGTGGAACGGGTACTCCATCATTGGCCGCGTGGATGCGTCGGGAACGAGCATCATCTTGGGGCGCATCGACTCCGATACCGCCCCCACGCAGTTGTCCCACACCCAGATGCCGAGCGGATCACGGGTCGTCCTCTCGACGGTCTACCGGACGACAGGTGCCTAGTCTCGCGGACTATCGCCCTCAGATCGAAGCGGCGCTGGCTTACGAAAACGGGGCGCACGCCTACGGCGACATTGTGCAGGGGGTTGCGGACGGGGCGATGCAGGCGTGGTACGGGCCGCACAGCATCGCGATTACGCAAGTAGACGAACAGCCGCACCAGAAGGCGTTGCACTTCTTTCTGGCTGGCGGGGTGATGGAAGAACTAGAGGCGATGACACCCGGAATCCTCGATTGGGGGGAAGAACAGGGCTGCACCATTGCGCGGTTCGTTGGTAGGCGCGGGTGGACGCGGAGCTTTCTGTCGCGAACGGGATGGAAGGACACGGGACTGGTCATCATGGAGCGAGCGATCAATGGCTAAGGGGAAAATGAACACGAAGGTGTCCGCCGACAAAACCACCACGAGCGGCGGGCGATCTGGGACACAGGGGCCTGACGCGATCACGCAGGCCAAGATCGACGAAATCTATGGCACGGCCCAACGGGCGGGTGGGGCGATTCCCGGCTCCATCGGCGGCGCCCAAGACTTCTACTCTGGCCAGATGGGGTACGGCAATCAGGGCAACGCGGCCTTGGGTGGGGACGCCGCCGCCGCCGCGAAGTACATGAACCCATACCAATCGCAGGTCATCGACGCGATGATGGCCCAGTTCGCGCGCGGCGACAAGCGCACCGAAATGCAAATGAACGACGCCGCGACTCGGGCAGGGGCGTTCGGTGGCTCCCGTCACGGGATTGCCACGGGGACGGCCTTGGCCGAGAACCGCGTCAACCAGAACGCGCAGATCGCGGGCCTGCTCAACTCCGGCTTCGAGGGCGCAATGGGTCGCGCCGCGCAACAGGCGGGGATGGGATTCAATGCGGCCGGGGCCGGGGCGAACCTCGGAATGACGGCAGGCAATCCAGACCTGTGGCGGATGAATATTCTCCGGCAGGGGTTTGTCGGAATGCCGTACGGTACGCAGTATCAGGACCGGAACAATCAGGCGACCACAAAGACTGGCGGGGAGTTCTCCTACGGGGCGCGGGTGGGCCTCTAACAATGCTACTCCTCGACCACGGCGCTATCGCGGACCTGCGGAAGAAACTGGCGGGAGGTCCGCCCGCGCCACAGAACGCGCTGATGGGGCCTCCGCCCACCCCTCCTCCGCCGCAAGTGAGTCCATCCATCCCGCAGGTCCCTCCGATTATGGAGCCGCCGCCGGAGGTGTATCAGAGGGCGATGGTCAGTCGGGGGCCGGGCGGGTTGCTGGCGCGTCCCGTGGCTCCCGCCGAATACGCGGGGATGTTCAGTCGCGAGGAGCTGGCGCAGGCCACGCCGGGTCGCGTGCAGTCGCTCTTGGGCCGACTGATCGGGGAGTCGCCGCAGAACATCATGCGGATGAATCTCGATGAAGCGGCCCAGCGCAAGGCGGGGGTTCTTGACTACCAGTCGAAGAAGCGCACCGCCGACGACGCCGAGAAGGAGCGCAAGGGGTTGGCCGAGGTGCAGGCCGCAATGCCCCCCGCCCCCGACCCGAGCGACTACGCCGCGACGTTGGCGTGGAATCGCGGGTTTATCTCCCGCCTGATGAGCAAGGGTCTCATCAAGCAGGCGTACCAGATGTCGCAGTACCTCGACACGGAACCGCCCAAACAGACCTCCGCTTCGCCCGTCTCGAATCTGTCGTGGATTCCCGACACAACGGCGCCGGGCGGATACCGTCAGCTTGGTAGTCCACAGAAACCGTCTACAGAAATGACGCCGTATCAGCGCGAGTCCATACGGCTTCAGGAAATGCGGCTGCGCCTAAGCCGGCAGGGGGCTTCTGGTGGTGTGAAGGCCCCGCGCCCACCGACCGAGGCGCAAGAGAAGTCGCACATCTTCTACAACCTGATGGCGACCTCGGCTCCAGAGATTGACGCGCTGGTTGCTGGGGGGAACGTCCGTCCAGATATGATTACGCTGGCCCTGCGCTCCGGGCCATTCGACTTTGCGGCCAATCGAATGCTCAACGACGACGAGCAGAAACTACTCCGTGCGGCCCGAGACTTCACGGCGGGCGTGCTACGCAAGGAGTCGGGCGCGGCGATCAAGAACGACGAAATCCTCAACACCTTCCAGCGGTACATCACGCTCTCTGGTGAGGGGGACGCGGTAGCCGGTGCCAAGAAGTCGGCTCGCGCGAACTATATGAAGACGATGGAGCGCTCGGCGCTTCCGGCCCTGAACTATTATCGCGCGATGGAGGGAGCAGTTCCAATGGAAGACCCCGACCACCCCGAGGCGACCGGCACGATGGTTCCCGTCCCGAAGACGGGCAAGCCTCACACGAGGTACTAATGGACGACCTGACGATTGTCCAAAAGCTCCGCGAGAATCTGGCGTGGATGCGACAGAATGGGTCGTCCAAGCAAGAGATTGACGCCGAGATCGCGGCGGCGCGTCGGGCGCTATCCGGCAAGAGCCGCGAGGAGATCAACGCCGCAGAGCAGGAGATTGCGACCCAGCCCGGATTCGCTGAACAGGTCAATCGCCGCCTGTTAGCGCTAACCAGCGAGGTTCCCGGCGCCCACGCCCTGATTGCCATAGGGCGTTCCGTTGGCGACGGCACCTACGCCGATGCGACGAAGGACATTGACGAGAGTGTGAGGCGGTACGATGCCGATGAGTCCGAGACGTGGCGTCGGCGCGGACTGAAGGTGGCTGGCGCGATTCCGGTGGGCGCATCGGCTGGGCGTGTTGCCGCGTCTGTTGCTGGTCGGGCGGCGGCGATGGGGGCCGCGCAGGCGGCAGGCACCGCAGACCCAGAGATGTCGCTGATGGGACGCGGCGTCCGCACGGCGGTTGGTGGGGCCGTGGGCGGGCTGTTCGGGAAGCTCGGTGATGTTGCCGCCACGGCGATTGGCACGATTGGCGTCACCAAACCCGCCCAGAAGCTCTTGCAGATGCAAGCGGAGCGGGCGAAGTCAGCCAAGGCGCTATACGATGCCGCAAAATCCGAGGGGGACGCGAGCCTGCTTGGCCCCGTCACGAAGCAGGTGGACGACTTCGTGAACGAGCCTGACATCGCCGAGATCGTGGCCGACTTGTCCAAGACCCGCAAGTATCGCGGGAAGCAACCCACCGACCCGGAGATGCTGGACGGCATAATCAAGGAACTGTCGGATCGGGCGGGCGTCATCAAGAAGGGTCAAATGTCCCCGACCCCGAGCCGCCCAAACGTGGGACGCACGCGGGCCGAGGACGTGCAGGCGGCGTCAGAGCAGGGGCTAGAGGCCATTTCTGGTCCGGGTGGCCCAATGCCGACGTATCGAAAGGCGGTAGCCGATTATGCCAACAAGTCCAAGCAGATTGAGGCATACAAGCGCGGATACACGGCAGTTGGCTCAGAGGCGGTAGTCGGTCTCCCGCCGATCAGCAATCTCCAGCAACGGTCGCCGGAATCGCTTGGCAACTGGTTGATGAAGACGAAGGCGACGGACGACATTCGCCGTGCCGCCGCAGAGGGAGTGGAGGGGGCGACGAAGGAGGCCCGTCGCCGGATGTCGCTGATCCGTCCGCTATGGAGTCTTGCGGCGGTTGAGGCGCTGTCCGAAGCGCCGACTGTAATGAGGACGGCGGGTCTTCCGCGCACGCAAATGCGTAGTCTGTTCGATCTTGGTATCAGCACCGCCTCCGGTGGAATCGGCGGGTCGCTGGGGAGTTTCCGGTAGCAGTTAGCGGTTTGTAGCCCGTTCGGAGCGTTCTTGCAGAGGGACGCCAAGGCGGGGTGGTCCGTAGTGCAACGCGGGTCCGGAGTTCTCATACCGCCGCCGCGCAGGGCGTTCCTGCGTACCAATCTGCAAGGAGCAGAAGATGGGTTCGATTCTCAGCAGGAACACCAGTACGGCGTTGTCTACGGCCACGAGCGCCGCGTCCGCCGCGTCTGGTGCCACGTCCACGGCCTCCAGCAAGGCCACGTCCGCCGCGACCGCCGCGTCAGCGGCCACGTCCGAGGCGTCCTCGAAGGCCACGAGCGTCAGCGTCCTGACCTCGACCGCCGACTCGAAGGCCGTCAGCAACTCGACGAACATCTCGACGGCGGATTCCAAGGGGGCTTCGTCTGGCACGCGGGCATCTACGGCGTCTTCGGTGGCGACTTCTGCCGCCGCGACGTTCTCGGCAGTCACGTCAGCGGCCACGTCGGCGGGAGTGGCGGGTTCGACCGCAGACAGCAAGGCGCTGTCGGTGAGTACGCTGACCTCGACGGCGGACTCGAAGGGCGTCAGCGCGGCCACGGCGGCCTCGGTGGCGACGAGTTCGGCGACCAGCAACTCCACCAACATCTCGACGGCGGATTCCAAGGGCACGTCTGCGGCCACGCGGGCGTCGGTGCTGGAGTCGCGTCTAACGAGCGGCGGGCACTAATCCATGTCCACCTACCGTCGATCCACCAACGTCTCGACGGCCCAGAGCACGGCAACGCTGGTCATGGCGAACATCTCCACGGCGGATTCGATTGCCGCGAAGGTGATGGCCGACATCAGCGTGGCCGACTCGAAGGCCCTAAGCGTCAGCACCAACACGTCCGTCGCCGACTCCAAGAGCGTCAGTCAGTCCGTGCTGACCTCGACTTCGGATAGCGTCAGCGTGTCTGCTGGAACACGCGCCTCGGTCGCCAACTCCACGGGCACGTCCATCGCGGATTCCGGCAACCAGTCGTCGGCTACGTCGGTCGCTACGTCCGCCGCCGCCCCGATCAGTACCGCCGATTCCAAGGCGCTGTCGGTGTCGCTCCTGACCAGCACCGCCGACTCGAAAACGACCTCCTCGGGACTGCTCACGTCTGCCGCCACGTCGCGGTCGCTGTCGAACTCCACGCTCATCTCGACCGCCGATTCCAAGGCGTTGAGCGGAGCGGTGCGCGTCAGTACGTGCGAAAGCCGTGCGACGCGGGCCGGTTGGTAGTATGGGACTCCTTGATATGCAGATGTCTGGCGCTCCAAAGCGGATGAAGCCCCTCGTCGATATGGCGGGGCGGCGGAAGCCCGTCAACAAGCGTCCCAAGAAGGTGAAGGTCCGTCCGACCATCACGGCCCACGCGCTTGCGCGGGTCAAGGGAGCACTCTAACCGTAGGAGATCGAATGCCGCTGGCCATCGAGCCGCTGGGCCGTCCCGTGTCGCCACCGAACGGCCCACCGCTCACGGAAGCACCGCAGGGATCGCCAAGAATCTGTCACTGGAGTATAACTAATGGGTCGGGGATGCATCGCGTTGCGGAATCACTGGCCGACGCGGAACGCGCACTCGGCCTCGACTCCATCTGCGCCGATCCGTCGAAGTCCGAGACGTGGCCGGACAGTTACGACGCCGATGTCCACGTCTGCCACACCCACATCCCGTCCCGACTCAAGGAGTACGCGACGAAGCCGTATCGCGTTGTCTGGGTCGGGCACGGGACGCCGGAACACGTCGTCGAGCTTTCGGTGCAAGAAGCCGAAGGGGGCGCCTACGGGCACGGCGACGGCGTGCAACTGCTCTTGTACTGGCTCCGCGAGGCCGATGCGCGCGTGACGTTCTGGGACCGGCACAAGTGGATTTATGATCGGTTCCTGACGAAGGGCGCGCGGCCTACAGATTGCGTACCGCTCGGCGTGGACCTGTCGTTCTGGGCCGATCCGGTGCCGAGTCGCGGGAAGTTCGCGGGCGACCCGTCCGTCTTCACGGCGGAGAACCCGCACCGCATCAAGTGGCCGCTGGATACGTACTGGCTCTGGCCGTCCATCACGGAGGAGTTCACGGAAGCGCGACTCCATTCGGTGTATATGCCGAAGGATTTGCACCGCGTGTTCTTCCCTCTGGTCGATGGCAACGGCACCGCATTCACGAGCTACATCACGCCGATGGTATTCGACAAGGAAGGGTTGCGCAACGCCTTCCGCTCGACCGACTACACGCTGGGGCTGGTGCGCTACGGCGACATCAACCATCTCTCGTTGCAGGCCGCAGCGGCTGGGGCAAAGACGATCAGCTATCGCGGCAACCCGTACGCCTCGTTCTGGCTCACCGAAGGCGACCAGCGGGAGATGACCCAAGAACTGCTTGCCATCCTGCGGGGCGATGTCGAACCCCGCGCTATTCCTCCCATTCCAGATGTTAGCGACACGGCCAAGGCCATGTCCCGCATCTACTCGGAGATTCTGTGACCGACGACGACCTGACGTACCCGCCCCGTCCCGCCGTCTTCATCCACCCGCAGGCCGACGTGGACCCGACCGTCGAAATCGGGGAAGGCTCGAAAATCTGGGCCTGTACGGGCATCCTGTACGATGTAAAGATCGGCCACAACGTGAACATCGGGCGCTGTTCGGAGGTCGGCCACGGCTCGACCATCGGCGACGGCACCCGCATCGGGTTCAACGTCTTCCTGC